AGTAAATAGTCCTTGAGCTTGTTGTTTTGCATTTTGTCTTATCGATTCTCTATCTCTTTCCATAATAGAATTAATCTCTGCAATATTAACTTGTGCTCCATATTTTGCCAACAACTCTGCTGCCTTTAATCGTATTTGTGCTTCTTCTATGTCACGACTTCTATCGTCATCCATAATAATCTTCATACGATCTGTTTCCGCGTCTATCATTGCCTTCTGAGCACTTACTTGTGCCTTCATAGCTTCAGCTTGCGCTAACATTTCAGCTGCATCTGGCTTCGGTGGCTCTTGTGAAGGGGGTGGCATTGGCGGAACTTCGGTGTTGATAAACGATTCTGGGTCTTTAAATCCAGCCATTTCGATCATTCTGCTCAACGTATTAGAATATTGCTGTAAAGAGACAAGAGGGTTCTGAGGGCCTAATTGAGCCAATATTTGCTCTTGTTTTGTGGATAATTGAGACAATATAGCAAACTTTTCTTCGTCTGAAGTCTTGCTAATTGCTACATTAACAATGATATCTTTGTTGTTGTCCCAGTATCTAGGGTCAACGGGTACGAATTTACCATTCAATCTAAACATATCTTGAGCACTTTGGTGTTTGATTACCAAATTGTTGACTAATCCGAAGAGGTCTTTCATACCACCTTCGGCAAAATGCCTACAAATAAGCTCTATTCTTCCTTGTGCTCCTGACATAGTAGCGGACACCGCTGCTTTGGTGCTTGATTGAAGAGCGTCAGCGTTTAATCCAGCTGATGCTTTAGACACCCCTGTACGATTCTCTTTGGACTCATCGAGATAGCCCAGTACAGGAAACGCTTCCTTGCCAACAAACGGTACGCTGAAAGGTTGTACCATACCAGGAGCACGCACTCTAATCGGCTGTCCAATATCAGTATTCAATACATCATCAATATTGACCTGACCCTCGACAACAGCCATACGAGGGAAAATAGAATGTCCTAGTGAGTCTAGCGTGTCTCTCATAATCTGAGACTTCGCTGCTTGAATCGGTTTTAAGTAGTCTGCTGGACATGAACCAATCGCTGTATGTGGTTCAGGATCAGGGCAGAACATGACAATCGGTAGATCGTCCCACGCTTCTACGTTTAGAACGTGAATACCATCACCCGCAGTACAGACTCTAATTCTTTCGTCTATACCATCGCCATCAAAGTCGTAGAATAAATAGTGTTCTATGTATAAAACGTCTTTGCCACCCGCATCATTCCTGTCGGGATAAACCATGTTGTCAAAAGGATTACGCGCTTGTACTTCTTCATAAGCCTCTGGGTCAACTGCACTACCGCCATAGCCCGCGTGTTGTTCAATCTCTTCAGGGTCGTAACCCATAGCGATTAAATCAGATACCGATTTAACCATACGGTGTGCAACATAAGATGCGCTGTTTAAATCTTTAGCGTGTCTGGATATAAGTATCTCTTCTGGTGGTACAGACTCCATGCACACTTGATCTCTCTCTTTGACTCTTCTAATGGTGAGGTCATAACTGACAGGCAGTTCTTGTGTAACTTCTTCCTGTGTCAGCGGGTCAAGTGTAGTAATCGTTTCTTTAGTAATCTCTTCTTCGATAATCTCTACGTCAGGGTCAAGCACTAGGGCTTGGTAAGACTGAGGGTCTAGGTTGGAATACTCGTGCGTAGTTGCATCAAGTGAGTCATCCCAAAACACTTTGACAAACCCTGTTTTTCTAACGAGTGCATCTTTAAAGGCATCGTACAATACTTTAAACCCGTTATTCTTTTGTTGGATAACATGGTTAATATAATCTGTTTGCTGTTCGGCAAGCTGTATGTCTTCAGGCCCTTTAGGGATGAATTCAACCACCTTCTTAGTACCAAAGAAAGTACGCATGATAGACGGTAGCATAAACAGTATGGTGTCTCTAACATCAGTAGAGATAAACTCAGACTGTAATGTGCTTGTCGATTCTGGCTCATTGCCAAGGTAGTATTCTGTAGACTCTGCTCTTTCTTCTCCGACTTGGTAGATGAAATCACGAGCGTCATCCATCTCTGATTTAATGACTCCTTCAAGATTCATTAAGTCCGTATCTTCGTTCAGTTGCATTTCAATTTCTGCTTCGATCTGCTTTGCTTTTTTATTTGCCATAAATTATCCCACTCTAAATATTCTTGACTTCAAGGGTTTTTTGAAATTATAACCCATAAACGCTTGACTGCCACCAAAGGATGCAGCCGAACTTGCCATTGTCAAAGCTAATGCGTCTGCCTTGTCTGGAGATTTTATACCTCTTTTACGCATTTCGTCTTTACTTTCTATTTTAATTTTTCCAGATGATGTATATTTGTATTGAGGCGCAGCGAGTTCCGAAGCAAGCTCGTCATTATTAGGAAGTCGGCAATCACGCTGCGCCAACCAATCCTTTATTGCAAACCAAAGCTCTGCTCGTAGGTTTAAATAATTCTTTTTCGTGCTCGGTGCTTCGGCTACATTCACACCACGCACAGGTAAATTCTGTTCAGCTAATCTATCCACGACTCCACTACCCAAACCAATTACGTCAACCAATATTTCTTGTGGTCGCTCCATAACCGTGGAATCGTCATAACGATTTTTTATTGCACCGCACAACTGCATTAAGTCCATGGAATTAAATGTGGTTATTTCTAAAACTGTATTTCCTTGTCTTACACAAAGCGCAGAGTTGTCGCCACCAAATCTGGCAACGTCAAGACCCCATAGAATCGGTTCGCTCGCTGCAAGTGTTACGTCTCTGTCTATTGCAGAATTAATTAAGTCCATAGGGATAACAGTATCGTCATCTGCCTTTGGAAACTGACCCATGACTTCTACCCTAGATACAGTAGAGTCTTCTCCATACTGTTCTATCATTTTCTGGAAGAGTGCTTTGTCTGTTCCTTCTACGTCACGAGAGTCTATCTGATCTGACTTCCAAAAGGCACGTTTGGAGTGGAAGCTGTCGTAGAAAGGCCCTGAATTTCTTCTGGGGTTGGAGAAGGTAAACCAGAAACGATTGGGGGTAGGCTCTGAGAAGAAACCTTCTGACACAGAGTAGATGGGTGCGGGTATACCTGAAGCCTCATCCATAATAAGGCACACACCGTAGCTGGAGTGAATACCAGCGAAGGCATCTGGGTTTTCTTCTGACCAGAGCTGCGCTTGTGCGTAGTAGTAGCCCGTGTCTATTTTTAAGTCTCTAACGAGTGCTTCTTCAAACCAGGCTGCGGGTTTGATGGTTGTCGCTGTCTTTTGAAACCAATGAGAGTGTATGGAGAGTGTGAGCCACTTACCGAGTTCCGCCCATGTTCTTGAGCGTAGCTGTTGTTCGGTGTTGGCGGTGACGATGACAGTTGAGCCAAGGCGAGTGGAAAGCATCCATAAGATAATCCATCCGACTAAGGCAGACTTACCTATTCCACGACCTGATCCGACTGCGAGACGAAACATCTCTGGCATATCAATAGAGTTGTTACGTTGTATGTGTATTGCAATATCTCGCAAAATTTTTTCTTGCCACTTTCTTGGCCCTTCAAAGTGTTCGAGGGGGGTGTCCTTTTGTCCCCAAGGGAAGACAAAGCGGACAAAGTTTAGAGGATCATCTTTTATGTTGAGTGACCAGAGAGAGGTCATCAGTTCTTTTTCTTCTTGTGGACTGTATTTCATTTTTTTATAAAAATTTTATTTCATACTGTATATATATATCACACCCCCGAAGGGTTTGACGGGGGGGTCAGATCGGAGAGTTGATCTGCTGGCATTCCGTCAAAAAGGCTTAGCATTTAGGGAGATTAGATGTTGCGCCATTACCAGTTATTTATTAGTTTCTTTTGACTTGATCGGTTCTTCATAAGGGACTAGCCCCGAATTGGTTACTTCCTTTACTCTTTCGCCCTCTATTATCCTTCCCTGTGCTTCTGTTAGCACATTAGACAAGTTGAGCTGATAAACATTCTCGTTTTTTTCAGACCATTGGCCTTCCTCTCCCCTGTTCTTTAAAAAGAAGATTTGCGCCTGGACATTGTTCTCATAAATTGCATTATTATAGAGAGCGTTTGAAACTTCTTTCAAAGAATTAGCTCTTCCCCTCCGAACATGATGCTCAAATAGTTCATTATTTTTTCTGTTTCTTCTTACTGTACTCAAAGAACACCCCAAAACACTGGCTAATTGCTCATTCGTTAAACCCATTCCAGAAGCTTGCTCTATTTTTAAAAGATCGTCTTCTGTGAATTTAATTGTCTTCCTTCCTCTCTTTTTAGGTGTTTTATGTTCCATAATTGATGAGTTATTAATTGCTTTCATGCCTTTATTCTAAAGCATTTTTAATGGTTATTGTGGATTCATATTTATCAAGGTGTTGCAATATGCGTAATCGTGTGCAATAATGCATTGGTCATTAATTAAACAGAGGAGAAAAACATGACAACAAAGAAAAAAACAATAATAGAAACTCACCAAGAGAAGGTGATAGTACACCATTTGGCGAACTTACTTGAGTCTAACGGATTAGAAGCTGGTGACGCTTCTGTATTATTAGAATCAATGGGAATTGATATTCTTGATATGCAATTAGAAATAGATGTAAGGAAAGAAGAAACTAAATCTTTTAATAAATGGTTAGAAGAAAGATTGTCAAAGGCTAACTGAAGAGGATTCAATATCCGAAACGCGCGCAAGCGCGTCTTAGTCAATAATAAACCTGAGGAGGAAACAACATGACAACTTATAAAGATAAACTAAAAAACGATTACAATCACTTTGAAGAAATCATAAGCAATGATAACCATATCATAAGGGTACTATTCAGAATGTATCTGAACGGAGATTACGGACGTGATATATCAGAAAAATGGTTTTCAAGGTGGGAGGAATCAAACACGGGAAAGAAATCACGCTCAATGGTTATTCAGGCTTTTGGAGAATACAACGCCACCGATTACGATTGCAGTTATCAACAACAACAAAGATGGTTAGTTAATAATATAGGGCATGAAAAGTTAGAGCAATTAAATAAAGTTTTAATGTCTGACTTTGATGATGTTATGGAGGGAATAGCATAATGATCAAAACTAAACGCACAATATACAAAGCCTACGCGATACAGTTTTTTTACTGTGTCGCAATGTGTGGCTTTTTCTTTCTATTCTTTTATCAACTAGGAGCGTAACCAATGAAAAACAGATACTTCAACATAAAAAAAGACTTTCATGAGTTAAATAATTTTGAAAATGTAATTCTACCAATAATCAACAATGCAGAATTTGAAAATGTAGAACAAAAAGAAAAGGTTATTAACTGGAGCAGAGAGACATTTTTTAATCAATGGAAAAGAGCCTAACCAATGGAAAGAATAATCATCATAGAATCAATACTTAGACAGGAGCGTCATTTATTGGCGCAGTCTGAGATCGTAGAACTAGAAACAGAACTTCAACAACTAGAGGAGCAAAACCAATGAGTAAACAAGGCGAAACCATACACAAGCAACTAGAGGAGATGTTACAAGATATGCCAGTGCAAGAAAGACTTGAACGCACTCTCGCAAGAATACAACAATACCTGGCACACGCAGACGAGGTAAAGAACCTAAACCATGTTAATTTTATAACTGAAATCAAGTACCAGCTTGAAGACATAACCAATAAGGAGAAAAGCTAATGAAACATACATCATTTATTACCGACAAAGAGAAGATGAGAGACTTCAAGATACTAACTAAACAGGAGTTTCTAAAGTCTTATTCTTATCTTACTGAAGCTGAATATGATCTAACTGTTAAGGAGAAAATCTAATGACTGAAATAAAACAATCAGATAAAAACTTTTTAGACGATATATACGATACTTTGATGAAAAATACACAATACAAAGTTAGAGACTTTACAAAATATAAAAATGTATATGTAGATATAGAAAATGGTTACATACAAATAGGAAAACGCAGATTAATTTTAGAGGAGAAAAGCTAATGACTGAATTTACAAACGCAGTAGAAAAACAAAAAGGCCTTCAAGCTTACGAGGATTGGGCAAAACAAATACGTTACGTACATTCTGACGGATGGGAAGGAACAAGAACCATAGTTTACAATGATGGAAGACGAGAGCTATACAACCTTAAGAGTAACCAGCTCATCTTTGAGCAACCACGCAAGACAAGGCGCAGAGACTTAATAGACTCTAATGCCTTCACTAAGTTTTTGCATAGAATAGGGTTTTACCATGACTAAGTTTAAAGAACGCTTCATATTCAGTTTTAACTCTGATCTGCACCCCGATACTGTGTTATGGAGATACACAGACGAAGCAGAGTATCAAGCCAATAACCATAAGACTTACAAGCCTAAAGTATCCGATCTAGTCATCATGAACCAGGAACTACCAAAACAGTTAAAAAT